ATACTATACCGTCCTTAAGAGCTAGTCTTCGTCGTTTCCCTCATCATCGTTTCCTACAAAGTTGGGGTTCTTAATGATTACTTCTTTATGCAAGGCAATCACAAACCGAGGAGACTGACTGCCCAAGAAGGAAATCAGCTTGGCTTGACGGTACCGGCCATCTTTATCTTTCCTGACTCGTTCACCGCCTTCCATATCCTCCAGGGCAATACCGTCTGGGTTAATAAGTTGCTCACACACTAGCCAAATCTCATACTGGTACACTTCAGCCGGTACAACCTCAATACGGGTAGATAAGGCTTCACCATAGGTGACTTCTCGAGTAGAAACCAATTGGTCACGCTGCAGGTAATCATCCCATGTAGCTTCCCGTATTGAGGCTTTCCAGCCATTGTACAATTCAATCATTCAAATACCTCCTGGCTATACTATATTATGCAGAATAAGCAGTTGCAGTGTTGTTCAACATGTAAATCGTGAACGCATCACCTGAACTCGGCTTAATCACCTCTCCAACAATGGCCATGGTAACAATGTTGCCTGGCCCAAGATCAATCGGCTGTGCCATGTACCGTACATGCGGGGCCGTGAACTGGAGTGCATACCGTGTAGAACCACCAATGTACGAAGCAGACTGAGCCATGAAATCCATAGCACCAAAGTATGGCTGCGGGTCCCAGGTCGTACTGCCACCGTAAAGCAACGACTGATACAAAGTAGCATTCTCCCACTTGTATGTGGTATTGAACCTCATAGTACGTCCCGTAACCATGATGTCATCCATGTAGTAGGAACCAATGATCATCTCTTGGTCCTGTGTGGTTAGGGCATTGTTCACTTCAACACTGAGGGATGTAATCGGTCTGGAAGCTCCTGCAAGCTCCACGTAACCAATACAACTCACCAAGAAACTATCTCCATCATCATAGGTTTCAGACCAGGAAGGACTGGTTTCCATGGCTGGAGTAATTCCCTCCACATCGAAACGTGCCGTGACTGTCTTGCCAGAAGCCAAATTAAACTTGGCCGAAGAAACCTTACAGTCAGTATAGGTCTCACCAACATCCGTCGAAATACGTCTCCGAGTAGATACCCAAGGAATACTCGATTCATCTGAGGAATTCATTACGAAGGTATGCTTGTAGTAGGCACCAGATGCAGTTGCAGTGGCTGCACCCGTTAGCCCATAAAGCAAGTACCCAATCGTATCTGTTCTCGGCACACAATCAAAACCACCGGCAACTGCTACACCACCCTTGTAAGCACCTCTCGGCAAAAGACTGCCACCAATCTCTAGGGGCAATGTCTGCTGAACTTCATGAGGGGCCAAGTTGATGTGTGTTGCTGGATGATAGCTCCAGCTTGAAGTCACTGACCCTTTTGCACTCTGAATACCATACCCTACCGAACCTACTGTAGTTGATTTGGACATGATTTGTTCCTCCTAACTATTAGACAGATATTCATAATCTGTAAACTTGTATATATGTTTGGGCCCACTGATGTACACAGACATCCGTTGACCGGTTCTTCCTGACCCATTTATATCCATTTAGAGAAAGTCTTTCTCGGAACTTCTTGTCCTCAATTACTTCAGCCAATACACTATACCAGTTATTATCACTAACCAGTATCCCATTATGCCTATTATTGACTACTCTACGATAAATAGGATGATTAGATACTACTGGTACTGCACCACCAAAGCTCTTGCCTACCTTCCGTACTGAGGCCATATACTCTACAGCCTTGATACCAGACTTCCCTAAATTGAATGGGTCATTGTTTACTGCTGCTAAACCAATATCTATCTGCCTAATAGCCCCAGGATACTTATCATAGGATAAAAACCCGTCATAATAAGTTACTCTGGGTAAATCTCTGAAATACTCTGGTACATATCCACCAAAGAAGAAGTGGACATCCTTATACTTGTCAGCTATACAATGAAGAGGCTCTATAAGCTGTTCCCAATCCTTATCATGTGTCTGAGAACCGGTAATCCCTATCGTTAAACTATCATCTTTCCTAGTGTCTAAAAAAGGACTCCAATCAGCTAGATTCACATGATTAGGTAGTACAAAGGAAGGTTTCCCCTCACCGTATAACTTATTGAGGTATGGTGTAGATACTGTAACTGCATCACACTGATGTAGTAAGCTCATCATAAGCTCATAAGCCTCAGCCTCTACTACCTCTCGATATGTGTTTGTTAAGTCGTCATCACTCTCGAATATAAACTTGACCCCGTTGTCCTGTGCTAACTGAATGACTTGTAATACGTCCTTCTCACTAGGTATCATTCTAGGTAGTATAATTATATCGTAATCCTCACCAGAAAGATAAGCCATCTTACTCTGGTCTATCCAGTGAGCGTCATACCCGTTCCGTCTCAATGCTGTGAAGGGTATCTTTACTCTGTATATCTCACAACCTGTCTGATCCCCAAGAATAGCTAGTATCCTAAGTCGCTTTCTGATAGGTCTTGACCTCAATACCATAATGCGCTTCCCAGGTGTATTCGTTGGGTGGCCCACCACCCTTGGTTATCGAAATCTTACTGACCCCGTTACAGGGGGCATAAACGTGTTCACCGAAATCGTCAGCAACCCCCAGTAACGTATCACCTAACTTGACTAAGGACATCTGTACACGACTGAATACCTCGTTGGCCGTAGCCTGAGCCTGTGTATCAGTGTACCCTAATCTCGTAAACTGGCACAATACCTGTATGGTATACCTGCGTATCCAATACTGACTGTACCCGTCTGCAATCTCTTGTAGCTCGTCTCGAATATGAGGCCATTGCTTAGGGCTACTGGGATCGTTCACATAGATAAGAATGCTGATCCCATCCTCAACTGCTTCGGGATCGTCCTGTAATGGCCCCTGACGTATGAGGCCCACCTTAGAACTATCTACAATCCCAGTAATACAACTGGCCGTTAGATGAGTTACTAATTCCTGAATAACTTTGTCATCTATACCTACACTCATCTAAGACCTCCCACCACGACGATAGATGTTACGTGAAGCATCCTTGAGCTTGTTGATCTCTCTCAAGTACATCTGCCTCAACCTCTCTGCCTCAGGGATAAGAGGATTGTCCTGCCGTGTACGACCCTTATCCTCCTTACTACCCCATCGTGAAAGGTTACTATCCTGCGTAGCTACTCTCTCGTGACACAGCATGGCTACATAATACAACATAGCTAAAGTGGCTGCCCGAGGGACTGGTACTGCATCACTGGTAGCTGTAATTGCACTGCGATACGCCCCGTATCGAATGATTAGATCATCACCGACGCGAGGCGTACCGAGCAGTGTTAAAGTTTGAGCACCTACCTCGTCACTGGACAAATCGTAACGTTTACCACCCGTGCCATATCGTTCTGCAGGATGATTACTGCTTGGCTCAAGGAACGTACCCTGAGGATGTTCTACATACAATACCTCCAAAGTATCTGAAGGTAACGTAAAGGTCTTATCCGTAGAACTCGACGGTACATAGGTAGAAGACTTCACTACCGGTATATGTGTCGAGAAATCGTTGACTGCTAAGTTGATGTAGACCTCAAGTTCAGTATCACTCCACCTCGGTGAAGCTGAAGTGTCATTAATGAACTTCCGTATGTAGTCGTCACGTAACGTCTGCCAGTCCATGAGGCTCCTAGTTTAACTGGAAGCAGCACACAAGATAACTTCCACGAACTCTTCGCGGAACTTCTGCTGCTTGAAAATGCCATACCAGCCCAAACGATTGATCCGCTGGAAGTCATCGATCATAGGCGGTACAACCAGTTGCGGGTTCTGTGTTACCCCATATACAACTGCCTGTGGCCCACCAACAACTACCACTGGATAAATGTCCAAGCCATAAGTCACATATTGGCCTGAAGCATGGTCACGCAAGATGGGCTTCTTCAACGTCAACGAAGTACTCGAAGCCACCGTGTCAACCACAACATGCTCCAGTTCCGCATCCGTTTCAAGAACAGCCGTGCCCAAGGCGTTGTCCGAAAGGGAAATAGTCTTACCAACCACAAAGCCAGTCGTATCCGCAACAGTAAGCGTAGTCGCACCCTTAGTGGCTCCGGAAGTCAATGTGGTCTGAGCAGTCGTAACCCCCGCATTGGGCAGCTTGGCCCGATTGGACTTCACAAACCGTACATTGTCCCACATACCAATTTCACCCGTGAACAACTGAGTGGCACCAGCATAATGAGACGCATTCACCCACTGACTATCCTTACGAATATCACGTGCCACTCGAGGATGAACAATCGCTACGGCATTACCCGAAGGATCCATTCCGAAAGCGTCACGAGACTCTAAGTTGGTCATTGCCAAATCAGCATCGTCAACGGAGAAGGTATCAGAACTGGTTAGAGTCGCACGCGCCGTCTTACTATTGGGATACCAGAGATTGGTCGTGCAAGTGAGAAAGGCGTTACGAGCCGTTACATCCACCGAATCGGCAAGGTTCCAGCCCACCTTGTTACGCACAACACCTTCAAAATCCCCACTATTCCAGAAAGAAGCACGATTATGGAACTTGTTCGTCTTGACAATGTTGCCACGTTCCTCAACTGTAATACTCAACTGGCGACTGTCCAAGTAGGCACCCTCTACAAATGGAACCCCCTCAGACAATGCTCCAATACTCGGCAAGAGGTCAAACACCTCAGTCAAAGTGACTGTCTTGGCATCCGCCTGATCGAAACGTTCATAATTGAAACAAAACTGATTGTATACCGTTCGACTACGAAGCGTGTCTAGAAGAATCGCATCATAGTATGTCCGCATACTTTGCGGCAAAAGACTAGTGGTGAATACACCAGTATCAACAGTGTTAGCCATCGTATTCCTCCAAAATTACTGGATTACGTGCCTTGACTGGAGAACCATGCTCTGTATTCCTTCGCTACTGTCTCAAACTCATTCGTTCCCGCAGTACTATTCAATGCAGATTCCCATTCTGATTGGGAAGAAAACTTATGTGTAGGTCCAGTAGGTTGAGGTGGTACCCCAGCAAGTGACGCAATTTGCTTGGTTTTCTCTTCAACTACACTCTTTAGACCGTCTGCATACTGCTGAATAATACGCTCCATCTGCTCTTCCTCAGGTACAGCCGGAATCACATCTGCGAGAGGCATTAAATCAGGGTATTTCTTCAAGACGTTAAACTTGGTAAGTTCCGAGGAAGCATTAGTATACTTGTTCTCCAGGTCAGCTAAGGTCGTGCTGGTGTTGGTGAGTGATTCAGTGATTGTACTCACCTTGGCATCATGTTCCGCTTGCAGGGCGGCTAGTCTGCCCTCCCATTCAGCATTAGCTTTGTTTACCCCCTCAAGTTGTGCCTTTAACTCTGTAATCTGAGTATCTCTAGCACTAATCACTTGCGAGGCACCTTGGTAACGCTTCAAGTTGTTTTCTGCTTCCTTCTGCCAATCTTTTCCAGTAGGCGGCTGGCTTGTCGCTGGGGCAGGAGCTCCCGCTTGCTGTCCCCCTCCAGTACCAGTTCCTTCAGGCATTATTACATTTCTCCTATATTAACTAATCTTTCTCTTATTGTCTGGACATTTCCAGGATCCAACTCGAACCCTATCCAGTTCCTGCCAGATTCAATGCAAGCCTCCATTGTAGCTCCACCCCCCATAAAAGGGTCAAGTACAATGGCATCTTCCATTGTGAAAGCCTCTATCCAACGTACCAGGGGCTCGTAATCCTGCCCCCAAGCATGATACCGCTTGTCACGTTTGGTCTTTATGGCATCAGGAGACCAATGGAAAGGACGAGACTTCCCCTTAGAGTATACCACAATCGGTCTCCAATTGGAAAATAACCTCTTGTGGAATAATCTACTATTACTATTCAACTGTATACCGGCAAACATACGGAAATAGGTCAGTCCCGCCTCACTAAAGTAGGACATTATTTCCGGTAACTTATCATTTCCCGTGTATACTATGGCAAACCCACCATCTTTGAGTATTCGATACGCCTCAACTGCTAATGTCTCATATAAATAGAGGCTTTTGTTATCATAAGGTGGATCCGTTAGTATTAAGTCAATACTACTATCTGGCAATTCAGAGAGTAATTCCTCCGCGTCACCACAAACAATCTTATTGAGTGGCAGATGCTGGCTGATTCTTCACCCCCTGTGTCTGTAAATACTCTATCCAAGAATGAATGTTGGCTATTTCTGTATCCGTATCCTCAACATCCCCTAACTTGTCTAAAATACGCTCAATCGAAATGCCATGTATCCCCGCTAATTGAACTAATTCGTTAATCAAATCAGCACGATCCCGAGGCAATAATGGAGCAAATGTAACAGAAATACTGTCATTGTTACTTATTTCCTCCTGTTTCCTGATACGTTGGGCGTTTATAGCTATCTTGAGGATCTTGTTTAAGGCATTTCTCCAGTATACTCGCCCCCATCGGGCAAGCCTCGTTACTGGCTCTTTCCGTATATGCAAAGTAGCCCCAGAACGCTGACTGCCCTCATCTTCACCAAAATCTACCGGCCCAACAAAGGCATTGTTCATGAGAAGCTCTTTAATCATTCTCACATACTCTAAACTGGTGTTCGGTAATGCCTGCCCAGATAGAACACCCGCTTCCGGGTCCTTGTCAGAACCAATTGCAGCACCTAAATCCCATACCACGTCCCCACTCAAAGGTAAATCGGCTGTAGGATTACCTCGACTGTAGTTTCTGACCCACTTAATGGCATGTGCCTCGTAATTCACCTGATCACCTAGGTCAGCCATTCTCAAGTTGATCTCATCTTGCATTCCTACCAGGTCCCTCACTAACGAGATACCGTAAAACTCGTTATTACTACGTAAACGAGGTATGTAAACAAAGGGAACAATGCCTAACGGATTGTCTGCTTGCCCTAAAGAACTGTCACCTACTACAATCTCAAAGCTGGTCGGTGTCCAAATCTCCTTGTAAACTACCCGATCACCATCTATACGTATTCCGTAGGCACTCTTGGCCTGCTCTGCATCAATCTCAAAGGCTAAAATGACCTCTAACAAGTTGTCCGGGTCCTCAGGGTGCCAAACAGGATATACATAACTTGCCGGTCTCTCAACTATCGAAACAATGTTGTTGTCCTGATGTGTCCTCACCTGAAAGAAAACACCACCATCTACCTGACAGTCAAAACTCCCTTGCAATAAGGCAATATCTAGCTGCTCCTGACTGATAATCCCTAGCTCACTTAGAGGATTACTGTTTACCTGTATATTCAATGGATGCTCATCATACTGGCCCCATAATGCCGAAGAATGTATCAAACATAAAGTCTGTATGAAGTTTACAGCTAAAGGATACCTCTTCGGTACACTGGCACCAGGTACAGTCTCCGTATCCACTACCTCATCAAATACCCAGCCGTCAGCATAATAACGATAATTGCTGTACAATTGGTGCTGCTGTGACCAGAAGGCAAGAGGATATCGCTTCTGACGATTGGTGCCGAATTGCTCCAAATCGGACATTACCGCTACATAACTCATCGCTACACCCTCTCCATTTGTACTAATTGCTGCCTCAGTGCCGCTATCTCTTGCCTCAATTCAGCATAAATGCGTATGGCCTCGTCATTTCTCGATGTCGTATTCTCTCCCGCACTCGGATTGATACCTCGTATCTGTGCATCATGACGAATGACTATCTGCATTAATGTTGTTAAAGTCAATGTGTTTGCGTTAATTGTCCGATTCAAATGCTCTATCGCACCCTGTAAACTCTTCATAAGCCAATATAACATGGCACTGAATGCACTACTAATGATTACAAATGCACTCGCGTCAACAATCGGGAAGTTCTGTAATGGCTGCATGATTAACGCCTCCGGTAACTGTGCCGAGCCCTGGCTCTGCGACTGTCTGCTCTCATCTGACTGCGTTTACCTGCATCTGTATCACTGTCTTCCCTCTGTTCTATGTACCTCGTTAAATGGGCCAACTCCATTAGGGAACATACTAAATCCTGCGCTATCTTATTGTCCGGTAACTTGTAGCTGGCAAGCTGTTGCCGAATACCTTTAATAAACGGTATCCGTATGTCAGCTCTCTGAATCATGATCTTTAATGCGTTTATCATGGCATATTTGTCTTTCTGGAAGTTTAGACTGTTTAACTCTATCCCGTATTCCTTGAAAGCTAATTCGTCAATGGCTTTCTGTGTGCCCGTAGCATCTATCCCCTTGTATATCGGATTGTACTTCTCTAACGCATACCGGTAACTTGCCAAAAATGGCGCATACTTGCCACCACCGTTGGGCCAACTGCAATAGACTAACTGGTACGGCTTCTCCGTAACATCCAATACCATAATGGTAGGTGAATTGCGATGAGGCGGATTGTTTGTGCCCGGATCACCTGCAATAATGTATAACCGGTCCCGACTGGCTGGTAATTCCCAATGCACAACACCATTCCTCGGTGTCTGTATTACCTTGTAACCATTAAATCCAGGCTCCTCCTTAGACAAAACCTCTACATTGGCCAACCAATCCATGTCAGTAATCGCATTGATCTGATCCCTCGGGAACTCATTCTCTACCATGACAGGAAACTCCGCTGATAATTCCTGCTCCCTTAACTCAGCCGGAGTATCCTTCTCTATTTCATCTATCTGCCACTTGGGTAAATAGATGTTATCATAAATCGTCATTCTTAATGATAAATATCGGGACGGATCATACCCGTCATGATTGGAGTCCCGCCCCTTTAACCAACGTTCATATAACCAGGGAATATCCGTGGGCGTAGTAGTAATCGTTAACCGGCCCATCCTCGATGTGCCATCAGGACGAATACCACGTAAACGACCTCTCAATGAGGAAATCGTGGCCTCCTTGGGCTCAAACCCTCCCTCATCAAAGTTTATCTCGTCAAACTCACTCCCCCTAATATGCTGTGCCTCAAATCCCACAGTCATAAAACCCAATGAAGCACCCGTAACCAGTACAATCTCTGGGTATGGCCTCTTTCTCGTTATCCTAACTAATTTCTCGAACCGCTTGTTCCCCTCTATTCGAGACAAAAGAAACTCGAACATAAGATTGGCTTGGAACGATGAAATGGATACGTTGAGAAACTTGTAGAACGGTACCGTTGCCGCATACCCTAAAGCACTTAACCCACGCCCAGAAGTCTTGCCAGATGCAACACCACCTAATACCAATACGTTCTTCTGTGGAGCATGATGGATTATTACCTGCTTCTCTAACATCCTCATACCAAAATACCACCCAGTAAACGCATCTATCCCCACTACCTCACCGGGTGCATCACTGGGCTGTATCTGTGTCCTACTTAAAATCTCCCTGTCTGTACTATTTAATAACACCATATAATTACTTCCCCGACATCATACTGAACATCTCGGCCCTTAATAAACTGTCCTGTAACCCACTCGCTAACTGTACCGCAACATACTCATCCATGCCGAAATCAATTAGCTCCTTGTGATATATCGCTACCTGCCTGGCAACAATACTCAACTTCTCCCTCAATATCGTGTGATCTATCTCGTCCATAACAGCATCAGTAACCATTATTCCTCCTATATATGTAAACAAATACTAACTGTCATTATAACACGAACTCCTCAAACTTTGGCACACTTAACTTGACCTTTATACCACAAAATGGTATACTTACTTATGCTCGAAACCCAAATGCTATCTAAAATCAGTATAGAAGAGTTCTCAGCACAATTATCGTCAACCGGTCGATGGGTCGTTGCCCTTCTACTCGAAGGCTATTCAGATAAAGAAATGGCAGAAGTCCTCAGTACAAGTCGATATATCGTAAGACGAGAAAGAATGCACATCCGCTGGCTGGCCCTAAACCACTTCCAAGTAGACCAAATCCCTGAAAATATCTTCACCCCTAAATTCAAAGAGGTCTTCAAAATAATATCCGATAACGGTACCTATGAACAAGTAGCTGAACACCTCAGTATCTCTCACCGAGACGCTAAACGCTATGTCGCTGATATGAACTATATCCTCTCACCCCCACAAAAACCAAACCCATAACCCATTCTCATTCCCCCTGCGAGGGAGATGGTGTTATATCATATATAACATACTACAAAGTGAGCATACCCCTATCAAGGGTTAAAAACATTTTAGGCTAGAGTACTACAACCCAAAGATAATCTTAGAGTGTTCTTGCATACCCCGAGGGTTTGTTGGGGTACACTAACTTCTAGTGTGCCATCATAATGACTCTTGAAAGGAGCCTTCTCATGTCAAGCTACTACAACTACAACTACAACTACGATCTCGAAGTCCAGAATTTCGTCGATGACCTGCGTGCTGTCGAACTCGAAGAGGCAGTCAAGCAGGGTGCTGAGTTCGTAAAACACCTCGAGGCAATACACGCCAAGCAATACGAAGAGGCTGAGATCTCCCGGTTCCTGATCTTCACAGACCAGCAGGAACTCGAAGACTTCGAAGATGGACTTGAACCTTGCGCTTACCCATAGTAACAGCCGAGAGACCTTGCTAGAGATGGCGGGGTCTCTCTTTTTTGCTAGGCCCCCTACGGGGGGTAAGTAAGTTTATATTGACTTTGTGTATGTTTCTTTGGTTTTAGTTCCCCGTTGGTTGGTGGGGTGGAATAGCGTATTCCATCCCTAGAAGACTTTTAGTACGAGAGGAGACCTCGAAATGTCCAGCGATGTAATAGGCATAGAGATGGTTGGAGATGACTTCATAACAATGTCAATGAATAAGCATGTAGCAATCAACATTGACATTAGCACGGTAGTCATGAACTTTGGCGAGACCTCTGGGGTGGCCCAATGCTACGGCACGGCTGTCATAGACGGGGTGGACTACCCAATCCATTTCACTATCTCGAACATCGGGATTGGGCAGCTTCTGTAGACTAAAAGACCAACCCTACCTGCCTCATGGTGGATAGGGTTGGTCTTTTTTGTTGCATTATAGATAAAGTCTTGGTGCTATTGAGGCACACTAATAATAGTAGCATCAAGATACGTTGACTTTTTATCAGTGGGGGTCTTGGTTTCCCCTGTTGGTTTGTTGGGGTGTGAACAGAGTGTTCATGCCGAAAGGGTTTCTCTACTGAAAGGAGATGTAAAATGTTTGACGCATTGGTACGGTATCTGTCGCGGTTTGGTTTTAAGGTCAGTGATATCGAAGAGTTCTGCGGTCCGGAGACTGCGGAGCTATTCGAGTTTGAGGGGGCATTAGCCATCCGCTGGCACAGAGAGAGTTACCCTGTTGCGGTGGCAGACGCCATGAGCATCGTAAAGGCAGGCCGGTTCGTCAAAGACGAGGACGGAGCATTCATGAAAATGAACTGCGCTGTCGATCCCTCCGCCCTCATTGCCTCCGCTCTAGAACGGCAACGCTCTATGGCATCGTAGTATACATTGGGAGACCCTCTTGTTATCCAAGGGGGTTTCCCTTTTTTTGCTGCTTTCGGTTCCGATGGGCTAGGCACAGCCTCAGAACCTGAGAGCATATAATACGAGACTGTTTCAAGCAAGAACTATATCATTCGCGCAACATATCTCTCTCTATGGAACCAGTACGGAGAAAGAAAGGAGAGGCTTGCAGGACTCCCAAGTTGTTCCGTACTGATGATAAAGGATATAGTTGTTAGTTGAAATCCCCAAGGGGGCATAGAATACTACAGTACAAACGAACAAGAATGAGAGGCTTGCAAGATTCTGGGCATTGAGTTAGTTACTATAAGACAATGCTAGGGCAACGAGACTTGCAAGTTTGCTATCTCTTGTATTAGCACCTCAGTATGGATAGATATACAAGAATATAACCTCTTTGGTTACCTCAATACCATGAAACTTGAGAGAAACCAATAGAGAAAGCCTCATTATATAGAGACTATCAAGATGGAAAGATTCTTGGTAGCCTCATTATGTTGAGACTAGGAAAGAACTGTTACTTCAAAATAGACAAATAGATTGTGATAAATTTCACAATGGTAGGTGGAAGTTGGGTCACACCTATCAGGGTAGTTTCAGAGGAATCTCAGGGGAATCTCAGTACCATTATACTACATAGTTACACGTATACACACGTGTAGTGTAATCATTACTTTAGCTATAACATATACGTATACATAGTATACGTAATACGTATACTTATAAACCTCCTCGGGGGGTTCCTCAACCCTACAGGGGGTTCCTACACCCCTCAGAACCACAAACAACCAGGAACCTTCATCCAGTTTAGGGGGATTGTCAGGCGTGATAAAGATCACAATGAGAGGTAAGGGGACAGACTACCGATCACATCATCATACGTAAGCCAATGAATAATGAGGAGATAAATAAAGGATAACGAAAGCAAATAGAAGAGTGAGTTACTAAGTTACCTTAAGTACTTCGTACTGAGGTATTTATGAAGAGACCTATAAGAGACTTGTAAGTGAATTGCCTCTGTAAGCCTTTTTAGGCTATTGTATCATACTTTGACAGAATCCGCAAATGAGTTAGAGGTATAATAGTCTTGTAACTTGGTTGTTGTTTGTGGTTACATGGTTCTGGTTATCCCTGTTGTTGGTGGGGGGATAATCGTATCCCCAATAACGTATACTGAAAGGAGATGTAAAGTGAAAGTAAGAGGAATCGAAATCATGAGAGCAGTACAAAGTGGGTTTCACAAGTTTCGTGTTCACTCTCCATGGGAGAAAAGCGAGGAACCGTCATGGAGAGAAGTATGGCTTGAAGATCCAGATTTCGTAGTAATAGAGTTCAAGAATAAAGAGGCCTTGATGTTGGCCTCTCTATTCTTCAATCCAGAAGTAATCGGATGGTTCAACATCGGGCTAGCTACGGCTGAGCCCACTATCAGACAGCAGTGGGTTCAAGTGATAAGGAAGTTCGGGGCAGTAGACGGCCTTGAACCAATATCCTAAGTACACTAGAATAGAACGTGACAAGCAGTTTACGGTCTGCTCTATCAAAACCGTATTTAACCTACTATTAAAAAGGAGAAATAGAAATGAACTGGAAAGAAAACATCACTCTACTAATAAAAACTAGACACCCATACGATACAGGTCTTAATAGGCTTTCTCGAGCCTTATCTCATTTACCAGATGATCTGAGTGAGATAGATAAAATGTCAGTATGTCAACTAACTTTACTAACTCCAGAATTGAGAAGTAGCGATATTCAATGAGCAAGTGAGAGTACAGAACCATGTTGGTATCCTATTGCCATTCAGAAAATGATCTGGTGGGATGAGAAAGAACTAGAGAGGAGGAGAAATGAGTGAAATTAAAGTGTACCAATACAAAGAAATGCTTGGAAAAGTTATGGATAATGTGTTTACTTCTGGAGCTGGTAGATTGGGAAATGAGCTGATGTTCGAAACAAAAACTGGTCAGATATTTAGATTCTATCACGATCAAAACTGTTGTGAAGCATGTTACATTGATGATATAATAGGAAACCTCGATAATTTAGTCGGACAACCTATCCTAATGGCTGAGAAAGTTTCCTATAAGGACTGTGCTCCAGACGAGTTTCGAGGAGATCTTAGATCAGTAGATTCATATACCTGGACCTTCTATAAGTTTAGTACCAATAGAGGGTCAGTAACCATTCGATGGTACTCCAGTTCAAATGGACGATATTCAGAAGTGGTAGATTTTATGGTAATAGGATAAAGGAGAATATTATGAACATTTACTATGATTTCAAAGATGTAGTACAAGTGTTAACGTACTCTGGGCTTAAGAATGGTTCTACACCAGAGGCAAAGAAGTTCCAGGCTATATTAATGGCCAAGGTGGAAAAGGAACTTCAGAGGTATGGGTTAGATATAGCTCTGGAACAGAATGGGGCCATCGGAACGAACCCATGTCTTTCAGGATACTTCATAGATGGGAAGCATTATGAGTTTACGCTTCCCGGAGCTCTCGTTGAAGAGAATGGAACTATGAAGACTATTCTCAGTGTATATGAAAAGTTGCAGGCGGAGATGAGTGAATATCTTTCAGCTTGTAATGACTTTGAGAAACGTCTAAACAGTGTTTTTGAGGATATACAAATTAAAGATATCACATAGTCTGTATGTTTGTTGTTTGGGTGTTGGTTTTGATACCCCCTGTTGTTTGTGGGGTGTTAAGCTGACGCCTATCAAGACTCCATGAGTGGTGAACCTGCTAATAACTGTGGTAACAGCCCCTAAGTTCGGCTAAACGAAAAAAAATCCACAGTTGTATAATGGTCTAGGCAGGCGAGGAGGAGTTGACCTACCCACTCAACATCATTGTCGAGGTTACTAGAGTAGTAGCCTCAAAGTTATTCTAATTCTCTTGAAAGGAGAAAAAAGATGAGCATTCAGGAAGTTGGTAAAGAAAAGGTAGTGGAGTATCTGGAGAATGAGGGAATTGATGGCACCACAATGGTAGATCAGTTTACCTCAATTGAGTACAGTACCGTTGGCAAATCAGTGGCTATCCGGCTCACTGATGTCAATGAGTATTGGGAAAAGCATCAAGCCTTTACTGGTTTGACTGCCTTGCTCAATAGCCGACGTCGGAATATCGGTGCCAGGGGCCAGCGTGTCGCCTGGTATCAGACTCGCGCTGTCCTCAGTAATGAGGAACTGATCAGTGTTTTGAGCTAGTATCGTTAAGAGGCTATAGACTGGATTTCATCCAAATCTGTCCAGTTTGTAGCCTCTTTTTTCCTCTAACGAAAGGAGAAAAGGAGTGGAGTTCAAACTTCAATTTGTCAATAGGGACTATAATGGAGGGGCAATTGAAAAGTCTGCTGAACTAGTAGGTTTAGATTTTATAGATGAAGCTCGTAGGTTACTTCATTTACCTCAACTATCCATAGATATATTTGATGATGTAGTCCCATGTTTCATAGAAAACCCAATAATTTACCTCACTGAGGATCAGGCTAGAGAATCTGGTCTATATCGGAATACAACATTTGTATCAGTTGCGGTTTCGAGGGGGGAATTAAACAAGTTTACTTATCTAGACATTGATGTAAAAAGGAAAGAAAACAATGAGGTCATAGCTGTAACGAAAAAGTATGGCTATGGTAATGAAGACTTATATTACTGGTGGAAATCTCAAGGCTTTCTGTTAGATACTCGAAAGAGAAAATATGAGGAGGATAACTAAAATGGAATGTCGGCATTGTGGAGAAAAGCTAGTATATCGTCGTGGTGGTCTCCGTTGTCCAAATATGTGCGGAGAACGTGAACTGAAAAGTAATGAAAAGAAATATGGAAAGAGGCCCAAAAACCTCAAGCGACTAGGACAAGGTCGTTACGGTAAATAATAAACTAAAAGAGAGAATGTTCCCTTTTACGGTGAATGTTCTCTCTTTTTTGATTACAGAAAGGAAAAGAACAATGAATAAGTTAGGGGAAGAGTATAAAGTATGGCTCCAGTCAACAATACAGAACAACAATGACTGTTGTGTCGAAACTGGAGAATTGAAGATCCTCGAGGATGTGACACGAGGAAAATATTGTGTTGTGCTGAGATGTAGGGTGTGTTTCTCTCAGTTTAGAGTGTCTAGGTTCTTTGAGCATCGAAAAGATGCAGAAAGAGAACAAAGATTACTTACTTTCCCTAATGGAGAGTACCTCAGGCTCACTCGATACGGTTTACCGGAATGCTATAATTATCAAAACTACCGGTAGACTTGTTGGTGGGTGTGATAAACTTGTCGCGTGCTGGTATATATTGTGTGTTGTTGTGCTGGCGCGTGACAAGTTTGTTGTTTTGGGCTATAATAGAATAGCTTGATTAACTGAAATCTTAATTCAAAAGAAAGGAAACAAGATGTTCGAGAAACATATTCTAATTGGTTACTTGACCCGAGACCCGGAAAGCCGAGTGGTACAAACGTCTGATGGACGGGAAACACACGTCACGGATTTTGGCTTGGCTACGAATAAAGCTAAAGCAGGAGGCCAGAAACAAACCACTTGGTGGAAGATTACTGTTTGGGGGCGACAAGCTGAAACTGTCGCTCAGTATTTGAAGAAGGGACGACTAGTAGCTGTTGACGGAGAGATTACACCAGCATCAGACGGAAACCCCCGTACATGGGAAGCCTCGGACGGCACCACAAAAGCCTCCTATGAGTTGGTAGCTCATACAGTACGGTTCTTGGGAGGCGGGAATGGAGAAAGAGGTAATACTCCTCAAACAGAACAAATAAATGTCAACTCAGTCGACGAAATCCCATTCTAGACTGTTTCTAGAAGCTATAGAAGGACTACCAGCACCAAACCAATTCCATATCCATGCAGCATCTACTATCCTAGAGATAGATGGTATAGATGCTGCATTGGAATACATCTCAGCAGTAAAGAACCATCAACATCCAGTGCTATCACTAGATGTCGCATTTGAGATGTATCTATATAATATGGAGAATAAGTAATGAAAATTAAGGATGGTTGCAAGCTATCAACAAATGAGTTTTGGTACGATCTAACAGTAGGAGGATACTTAAAACCAGATGAAATTCTAGAAAATCCAGAAGATATAAAAAGAGTAACTAATGCTATAGAAATCCTTATAGAGTTCGAAGTATCTTGCGAAGAACAAATTAATGGGTTTTTACTATAGTATATCTACATCTCCTTTCGTATGAGGCTGAGAGGATCTCATTACTTCTCAGCCTCTCCCTTTTTTTAACAAGGAGACTACATGGACCTTTACAATGTAATAGAAGAAGCTATGGATGAGGCAAAGAGCCTCAATTCCAAGCTATATACATACCAACTGTATTCTCCTCAGCTACGAAGGAGAATACAGTACAATCCAGAAGATAAGAGAGCTAAGAGATTACTAAGGAAACTAATCTTGTTGCCTCCAGTACCATGCGCGGAACTGGATAGGCCAATCAATCGAAATGGTGAAGAGATAGATAGCTATATTGGATTACCAATTGAGGAGCTAGAGGAAGAAGGAGAGAACAAATGGAAATATGGCATTGTTCTTGTGGAACCATGGAAGATAAAACCTCAGTATGACCCATATGAAAACGGATCTGAGGTTACAGTAATAGATACTGTATGGGATGAGGAGAGAACATATACTCTGAAACCAGATACTTGTCATCGTATGGCAGGATGGGCAGCCTCAGGTCCTATTCCATCTATAACTGAAGACTACTTTCATGAGGAACTGAAGAGTGAGAGGCTTAGTGCTGAAGACAATATTATGGATACCTTCGCTGAACATCGAGACGAGATGATTAGTCTCAGTGATACAGACTTCAGAGTAGCTCATCAAGAGCTATACGATAAGTATTACGAAACGATTAGATACGGTCACGAGAACGATATACCCGTATGGGTTATCGAGAAGAAATGTAGACCCGTAGTAGAGAAGCTGCTTCAGTTAGCATACAAGGAATATAGAGAAAGTACCATTGAACTCTATACATTCCTCGGAGTACTACTAAGATTCAGTAATCGATACGGACTAGGCACCTTGACAGAAGATGGTAAGTATGACTTCAGTGTAGGTCCCAATAAGGACCTCAAGCTGAAGTATAGACAGTATCTTCTAAGACTAGAGATGACTGTATTCGATATGGTGGACCCAGGTCAAGGGTTCTCTGATTGGGTCACTGAACAGGAAATACCTGAGCATGAACTGAAAGAGTCTGTGAATACTTTCCTCGACACCTGGATGGAGCAGATACGAAGAATGTTCCAGAATGAAAAGGGAGAAGATAGAGGCTGGATAGAGTATAAGACCTTCGAGGCTTATCTAAGGGCCGTGAACGATAACCAGACCCCTCATAGGGCAGGTCAGATAACAAAGAAGATGAGGTCTGACCTCATTAAGGAACTGAGAACAAGAGAGCTTAGGAGAAGAAAAAAGGAGACTAGCCTCTCTAGTGGAAAGCTAGTAAGGGATAAAGATAAGTTCTACTTGATACAGAATGGAGTTAAGTATAAGATTAGTCAGGCTCTATATCAGAAGAAGATGGAAGAGCTAGGTTAGTTGAAGACAGAGAGGAACCCTCAATGATCTTCGTAGAGGGTTCCTCTTTTTTTTCAACCGAACTAATGGAGATATTGAACTGAGGTCCAGTACGAAGGAAATCCTGAAGTTCATCTTCTTCGTTAGGTTCAAACAACTTATCCAGTCCAGTTGAGTCAAGGATTCGTTGTGCTGCTTTAAGACGAGTATTAGCAGAAACCTCAGGATCATCTCTAATCTCCAGAATAGTCTGGATAGAGTTAACCATTTCTGAGGAGACGAGTCGAAATACCTCTAACCTACTTCGTCCAGCAAGTTCTGCAATATACTCATTATATATCTCAGCAAACTTAGGATCCTTAATGATATTATTTAGTTTCTTAATACCAATATCAAGAGCCTCCCTGATTTGGAGATTGGTAGGAGGTTTGCCAAATGTGCCATCGGGAGAGAACCCTATCTTCATTTCAGCCACTTTACGAATGAGGTTCTCTCTTTGTATTGCTTTTTGGTCTCGGGCAGTTAGTTTATAC